AGGAATTCCCCCTTAAAAAAATAAATATTTTCTCATATTGGTTATAGTACCATAAATAAGGAAAATGTCAAATTGTATATATCTGGTAAATGAGAATTAATAGGATAAATGGCATTTTTCATAGGATTGTAATGAAAAATTGGTTAAAAAAATAGAATAAAGTAAAATAAAAGAATAATAGAAAATACGTACAACACTTGTTATTACTGCATAAGAAAGATAATTGCTATTAAAAATTCTCATTCTCAATAAGATTTTTAGTAAAAATTCATATTAAAAAGGCTATTTTTCATAATGTCGTATAAAAACTAATTGCAATAGACATAAATTAACTAATAACAACAATTGATTTAATACCTTATATTGTGCTTTATAAGTAAAAAAGATACAATATGTTTGTTCAAAGTAATGCAGAGTTGATTTATTACAAAGAATAAGAGAATACTATTGAAGTTTATCTGCATTACAAAGAAAAAGCACTTCATCAGACCCCTTACAAAAGCATGAAGGCTTTTAACACCCTTATCCCTTTTTAGTTTATTTAATATGTATTTTTTCATAAAGTGGCTGTTACTAGTTAGCCAGTCACATCCCCAGAAAACGAGGTGCAAGCTACTGGGGAAACTATTAATTTTATACAGAGGAAGTGAATTTGTGGAGAAAAAAGAAATAAAGCATTTTTACTATAATAAATTATTAGGAAAAATTAAGGAAAAGTATAATACACAAGAAGCTTTTGCAGTGGCACTGGGAATTGGAAGAGTTTCGCTGAGCCAGAGACTTAATAATAAACTTGGATTTTCACAGATGGAAATTTATAACGCCATAAAATTATTGAACATAGACATTGAGGAAATTCCAGTCTACTTTTATTGTACGGTTGATCCAAAGTTAAACAGTGAAAAAGAATTAGAAGAAAAAGAAGTGCCAAAAAAGAAAAGAAGAGGAAGAAAGAAGAAATAAATAGCGTTTCATTTTTATCCATATGTTTGAGTAAGGAGATAAAGCAGAAATGGCAGCAAGATTACCAAATCAGAAAATAACCTATAATTTTAACTTACTACGAATGGAGATAAAAAATCAGTATAAAACACAAAGTCAGTTTGCAGATGCCCTAAGAATCGGAAGAGCATCCCTGACGCAGAAACTGAACAACCATGTAAAATTTAATGCTGACGAGATATACAGAAGCTGTATGCTGCTACATATTGATTTGAACCACGTCGCATTATATTTTTTTCAAATTGCTTACGAGGAAAAGCCAGAATATATATCTGGGTATAGATCGTTTTTTCATACAAACCTCTAAAAGTCTTACTGTCTGGCAAGGATTCACTTTGCCAGACAGCCATCCAATTTAGTTAGCCCGTTACCAATATTGAAATAGATTCTCCAATAAAAAATAAGAGCTTCGCACACAGGCTCTTATTTTTATGCACATAATGCCAAAAAATAATAAAAGTACAATAAATTTACAGTATTTATGAAAATATTATCCAAATTTGAAAAAAATATTGAGGAATGGGTTAGAGTATGCTAAACTATCTCGGCAAATACGTTAAAAACAGGAGGTATATTTTTTGAATGTTTGGTATTATCTGCTGTATGCTATTGCCTATGCAGTAGAGCCAGTTTTATGGATGAAGATATTTTCAAAACTGTTTCACAAAAGATATGAAAAAGGGCAGTATTATTTTCTGGGAGGTCTTGGACTTTACTTTCTTTTTTTTTCAAAGCAGCTGATTACATTTCATTGTGGAAATGATTCCGTTAATTCAGTTGGGATAATCATTCAATTGCTATACTTACTACGAGTACTAAAAAGGCTGTTTGAAACAAAAAGAAGTGAAAGACTATTAATCATTGGAGTTTTGGCACTTTTGTCTATTGTAATGGACAGCATTTTTCTTTTGGGTTGGGTTGTTCTGTTTCGTCAGTCGATGGATACAGCCATTCAATTTGGATTGGTAAATGTGATACTCACATTCTTTGCAAGAGGAATGGGGTGTTTACTCTATGGCTTTTGCTTTTCACGGATCGTTATCGTAAAACGGGTCAGACAGTTATTTTATTATAGAGAGGTAATTCCCCTGGTTATTTTGCACTTTGCGTTGAGTGTGCCAAGTTGGTTGCTTTTTCATAACAGGGAGTTTCGGAACGGAAGTGTCAAGGTGATGCAGTTCATGTATACAGGAACACTTTGGCTGTTTGCGGTTACCACACTCTACATAATATGGATTATAAATAAAAGAAATAAAACAGAGCTGGCGAATAAGCTGACCGTAAAGCAAATGAGCATGGAACTGGAAATGTATTCGGAAATCAGTGAAGTAACAGAAAAATTAAGTGATTTAAGGCATGATATGCGTTCGCATATCGGTTTAATGAAATCCCTTTGTGACAATCAGGAGTATCACAGGATGGGAGAGTATTTGCGTGAACTGTATCAAGAGGTGGAGCTTTCGGAAGATCTGCTCTGTATTGAGAATAAAACCATAGCAATTGTATTGCGTCAAAAACATAAGCTGGCAAAAGAAAAAGGAATTTCTTTTTATACAAAGGTAATGGTAAAGGAACTGCCAATGAAGGATGTGGACATCTGTTCGTTGCTTTCTAATATTGTAAACAATGCCATTGAGGCAGCAGAAAAGCAGTTGATAGGAGAAGGTTATGTAGATTTGTGTATTATGGCAAATGAACACGGTTACCATATTCGGTGTGAAAATTCATTTGCAGAAAAGCCAGTACAAATCAAAAATTCCTATGTGACATCAAAAAAGGATGCCGATCATCATGGTTTGGGGATCGGGATTATTAAAAAAATCACAGAAAAGTATGCAGGAACAGCAAAGATTTATTGCGAAGAAACCTGTTTTATCGTAGAAGTATACATTCCCATAGAGGAAAGGAGATGTGCAGAAAAGCATGAAGTTAAATCTTTTAATCTGCGATGATGAGGAAATTAGTCTGGGAGTCAATGAAAGTTATATAAGGCGTTTAAATCAACAGTTAAAAATTGAGGCAAATCTGTTTTCTTTTTGTAACGTGACAGAAGAACTAGATCGGCGGATACAAAAGGGAGATATTGATATTGCATTTTTGGACATCGAGTTAAAAGAGGGAAACGGAATACAGCTGGCACAAAAGATACTGGCAGCCAATCCGTTGGCAAGTTTTATTTTTATTACTGGATATAAGGAATATACAGCGGAAGCCTTTCAGGTACAGGCATCTGGCTATCTTGAAAAACCAATACAGCTGGAACAGTTGAAGCGTACTTATGAAAGGACGCTGGCAATGGTGGAAGGATTCCGAAAACACAAAGAGAGTGCTATGCTGACAATAAAAACGGGGACAAAAATGATTCACATGCGGTACTGTGATATTCATTATGTGGAAAAAGTAGCAAAAAAGGTGGCGGTTCACAGCAATTATGGGGTGTATGAATTTTATGAGTCTATTTCCGTCATGGAACAGCAGTTAGGGAGAAGCTTTCTTAAAATTAACCAAGGGACTTTGGTAAATAAAGCAGAAATCGTATGTTTGGATAAGACCAGTGTATATTTGAAGACGGGTAAGATCCTGCGTGTAGGACGGACTTTTAAACATGATATAAAATCCATTTACAGCAATGTAATATGTCAATAAACTATAGGCTTGCTTTCCAGAACAGCAAAACAGGATAGAGACAGCAGAAAGGCGACATTTTCCATGAAAAAAGATCAGAAATGGTTAAAAAAAACCTTGGTGGTGGTAGCAGAAAAAGTGATAGAAAAGAATGTGAATGCTACTTGTCTAGGGACGTTGTATCAACCGAAATTACCAGATGGTTCTGAACGGTTTAAAAAAATAGAAAAACAGTCCTCCAATCATTCATGATAGAAAGAAGAAACCATTCTATAAGAATAAGCATGCTATTCTACATGCAACACATTAAAATGTGCCGAATATACCCATAAATGAACCAAATAGGACAACTCTATTGTATTTTTTACCTCCCTTTTGTATAATGCCGTTGTAAAGTAACCGACTGGAAAAAGGAGAGGAATGGTAAAAATGAAGTATCAGGCATGTTGTATAAACTGTGGACAAAGATTATTTGATTTTGTAAAAAGTGATACCAAGATGCAGGGACAGCTTGAGATGAAATGTCCCAGATGTAAACAGATTGTAGTATTATTTTTGGATCAGATTCCTGTTAAACAGGAAACGATACGGAGTAATTCAGTAAAATAGAATGGAACAGAAAAAAATCATTTTAGTGAAGGCTACCTAGCAACGGAGGTGCAGACAAAGGCTGCGACTTACCAAATGGCAGGAGATTACGATTACATAAGTAATGGTATTCTTCTGCTTTTTTTATACAAAGAGGTATAAGAAACTAATAAACCAATTGAATACCAGGCTACTGAGCCACAGGGCCGAGTGAAGATGCCAGCGAGCTACTAAATTGCCAGAGTCTACGAAACGTTAGTAGACTCTGGGTGTTTTAAAATGCAGGCAGTTTTTTGATGCACTTTTTTAGAATTGTTCTTTCGTTTCAGGTGTTCTGAAAGGAAAGGACTTGCGATATGAAGGAAAGAAAAATTACTGTAAAAAAAGGGTCTGTGGTAGAAAAAGTAACGGTTTCAGAAGAAGTGTATCGTGCATATATGCAGCCATGGTGGAGAGAAAAACAGGTGCAAAAAAGAAAAAGGGACAAAGAAGAACAGTTGGAAAAGCAAATCGAAGTAGCCTATGAGGAATATGCAGAGTATGAAACTAGGAACGGAATTCATATGGAAGGTATGAGTAAGAGCGTAGAAGAATTAGTAGAAGAAAATAGTATGCTGGAGTTGTTGGAAGAGTCATTTTCTATTTTATTAGAAGAGGAGAACCATTTGATACGGGCACTCTTTATGGAGGGATTGTCAGAAAGGGAATATGCGGGTCAGTCTGGCATTCCAAGGAAAACCATTTCTTATCGGAAAAATAAAATACTAAAAAAGTTAAGGAACTGGTTTTCTGAAAAAGGCTATGAAAAAAGATGAATTTAGAAGAAAGTTTGCCCACATGACTCATTTTTGTCATTACGATTATAGAAGGAACTTTTTCTTTGAATCTGACAGGAAGGAGGAAACTTAATGGAGCAAGCAAAAGAACTGATTGGTGTGTTATATTCTATTAGCATTGTGGCACATAAACTTGCAGAAAAGTTAGCCAAGATAGAAAAAGAAATTTCAGCCTATGAGCGACAACAATCCGAAGGTACAAGATAAAACCAAATAAAACATACTAACTAGAAAGGGGAAGAAAAAGTAGGATGAAAGAGCATTTTATAAAAATAGCACAAGGGCTGGAGGATATTGCAGAGGGACTGCGCGCCATTGCCCATACGGAAAATAAGAAAGATAAAGAAGTGAATGTGGATTGGGGAAAAGAAACCCATTGCCATACGGACAAAAGAAAAACGGTTACTGTGGAAGAAGTAAGGGCTGTATTAGCAGAAAAAAGCAGGGATGGCAAAACGGATGCGGTCAAAGAACTTTTAAATCAGTTTGGTGCTGAAAAATTATCCAGTGTGCCGGAAGACAGGCTGGCAGAATTGTTAGATAAAGCAGGAGGTTTATAATGGGAAAACATGCTTTATTAGCAGCATCCTCTTCGAAACGATGGCTAAACTGCACACCATCCGCTGTATTGGAATCCTTGTTTGAGGAAGAAGAAAGTGTGTATGCAAAAGAAGGCTCTGCAGCACATGCGCTGGGAGAATACCTGATTAGGCGATATTTAGAGGAGCCAGCAACAAGACCTGTTACGGAATTTGACTCAAATGAAATGGACGCTTACGTAGGGGAATATGCTGCCTATGTTACGGAGCAGGTAGAGCGGACAAGAAAAACATGCAAGGATGCGGTTGTATTGGTGGAACAGCACCTCGATTACTCTCAATATGCACCGTTTGGTTTTGGAACAGGAGATTTGGTGATTGTAGCAGATAGTTGTGTATCTGTAATCGATCTGAAGTATGGTAAGGGAGTTCCAGTTTCGGCAGAGTGGAATTCGCAGATGATGCTCTACGGATTAGGAGCGCTTCATTTATTTGAAATGCTTTATGACATTGATACGGTAAAGATGACCATTTTTCAGCCAAGACTGGAGTCCGTCAGTACCTGGCAGATTTCAGCACCGGAATTAAAGAGCTGGGCAGAAGAGGTATTAAAGCCAAAAGCAGCATTAGCCTATGAGGGCAAAGGGGAGTATGTTTCAGGGGACTGGTGCCGGTTTTGTAAGGCAGGAATACAATGTCGTGCAAGAACCAATTCCTTTCTAAAACTGGCACAAATGGAGTTTCAGGAGCCAGCTCTTTTAAGTGAGGAAGAAATCGAAAGGGTGCTTTCCGTAGCAGACAATTTAAAAAAATGGGCAGAAGAAGTGTATGCCTTTGCAACCAGAGAAGCAATAGAACATCAAAAGATATGGAACGGTTTTAAGTTAGTGGAAGGCAGAAGCAACCGAAAATACACAGATGAAGATGCGGTGGCAGAAGCGGCAAAAGAAGCGGGTTATACCGATATTTTTCAGTGCACCTTGCTTGGGATTACGGAAATGGAGAAATTAATGGGAAAGAAAACATTTCTAACCATACTGGGAAAGTATTTATACAAGCCAAAAGGTAAAGTGACATTAGTACCCGTATCGGACAAACGAGAAGCAATCAATCAGACAACCGCAGAAGCGGATTTTAAGGAGGAAATATAATATGAGTACAGGGAATCATCAGCCAACCAAAGTAATTATTCCATGCAGGTTTTCTTATTTACATTGCTGGGAACCACAATCCATCAATGGGAGTGAGCCTAAATACAGTGTTTCTGCAATTATTGATAAAAAAGATAAGGAAACAATAAAAAGAATCCAGACCGCCATCGAAACAGCAAAAAAAGAATCTGCTGGAAAGTGGGGAGGCAAAATACCATCTAACTTAAAAACACCATTACGGGATGGGGATATAGACCGCCCAGAAGATGAGGCGTATCACAACAGCTATTTTTTAAATGCAAATTCTAAGCAGCCACCGCAGGTAGTAGACAGACAAGTACAGCCTGTTCTGGACCAGTCAGAAGTGTATTCGGGGTGCTATGGCAGAATTTCTGTTAACTTTTATGGGTACAGTGCGAATGGAAACAAAGGAATTGCAGCGGGTCTTGGAAATATTCAAAAGCTAAAAGATGGTGAGTCGTTGGGAGCAAGAACCAATGCGGCAGAAGATTTTGACGGTATGGAAGATGGAAATGAGGAATTTTTAGGATAGGGCATATCGGATGGAGCAATCCATCCGCAATATTTTGTGTAAATAGAGCAAAGGAGTTTTTATGGAAACTGAAAAACCAAAAGTATTGAGTATTGATATTGAATGCTTTAGTGATGTGGATCTTGTTTCCTGTGGAGTGTACCGATACGTGGAAAGTAAAGCCTTTGAAATTCTTTTATTTGCCTATTCCGTGGATGAAGAAGAAACACAGTTGATTGATTTGAAAAGGGGAGAAAGGCTGCCACAGGAAATTATGAAACTGTTAGCAGACAATACGGTAAGAAAAACCGCATTTCATTCCAACTTTGAACGTACTTGTATCAATCAGTACTTTGGTTTTTCCTTACAGCCAGAGGCATGGTATTGTACCGCGGTGCAGGCGTCCCTACTTGCACTGCCTCTTAGTCTAGAAGGGGTAGGGGAGGTATTAAATCTGGATAAGAAAAAGCTGTCGGAAGGAAAAGAACTTATTCGGTATTTTTGCTGCCCCTGCAAGCCAACAAAAGGAAATCAGGGGAGAACAAGAAATCTGCCAGAGGATGCACCAGAAAAATGGGAGTTGTTTAAAAGGTATTGTATCCGTGATGTTGATGTGGAAAAGCAAATACGAAAAAAACTGGAGAAATTTCCAATCAGTGAGCAGGAGCAGCGGTTATACTGTCTGGATCAAAGAATCAATGACAGAGGGATTCAAGTAGACAACCAGCTGGTAAAACAGGCAATGGTATGTGATCGGTTATATAAAGAAGCAGCTGTCAAAAAGGCGCAGGAACTATCTGGACTGGATAATCCGAATAGTGTGTCACAACTAAAAGAATGGCTTTTTCAAAAAGGAATCATAGTAGATTCTCTGTCCAAAGAAAAGGTGCAGGAACTTATGAAACATACAACAGGAGAGGTGTTGGAACTTCTTCAATTGAGACGCTCTATGGCCAAAACCTCTGTAAAAAAATATGAAGCCATAGACAGAGTTGTTTGTAGTGATGGGAGAGTACGTGGAGTATTACAGTTTTATGGGGCGAATCGAACAGGACGGTGGGCAGGGAGGTTGGTGCAAATTCACAACTTAGTTCGGAACAGCATAGAAAATCTAGAACTGGCGCGAAGTCTTTTAACAAGAGGGTGCTATGAGGCAATGGAACTGCTATATGAAAGCACACCGCATCTCTTGTCAGAATTGATACGTACCGCTTTTATACCAAGGGAGGGATACCGATTTATTATATCAGATTTTTCAGCCATTGAAGCTAGGGTTCTTGCCTGGATGGCGGGAGAGTCCTGGCGAATAGCGGTATTTCAAACGCATGGAAAAATTTATGAAGCATCCGCATCCGCCATGTTTCATGTTCCCATTGAAGAAATCGGAAAAACCTCACCTCTCAGACAGAAAGGTAAAATAGCAGAGTTGGCACTTGGCTATGGTGGAGCAGTAGGAGCCTTGCTTACTATGGGGGCTTTAGAAATGGGACTAAAGGAAGAGGAGCTACCGTCTCTTGTCACAACCTGGAGAAATGCCAATCCACATATAACACACTTTTGGTGGGCGGTAGATGCAGCTGCCATTGCAGCAGTAAAAAATAAAGAACCAACAAGGGTCGGTAGAATTGGGTTTCATTATCAAAGCGGCATTCTTTTTATTACACTGCCATCTGGCAGAAAACTTTCTTATATAAAGCCACGCATAGGAATCAATCAATTTGGTAGGGAAGCGTTAACCTATGAGGGAATCGGAGAAAGTAAAAAGTGGATTCGGATTAAAACATATGGGCCAAAGCTAGTAGAAAATATGGTGCAGGCTATAAGCCGTGATATTTTAGCGGAAGCAATGCTTCGGTTGGAACAGAAGGGGTTTGCTATTGTATGTCATGTCCACGATGAAGTGGTGCTGGAAGTTCCGATAGGGACTTCTTCCGTAGAAGAGGTAAATGACATTATGGCTGTGAGCCCAGACTGGGCAGAAGGACTTTTTCTTAAGGCGGCAGGTTTTGAAAGTCTGTTTTACAAAAAAGATTAGGAGACAGAAGGACAACAGTAAATATAAAGAATAGTTGGAAAGAAAGGAATACAGGTAAAGGAGGTTGGCAGAAATAAAACTGTTTGTATCAATTGGAAATTCAAGAATGGAAAAGAAGTGGATTGGTCAGGAGATGGAAGTAGAGGCTTTTATGGAAAGAGTCTCCCATACCCAGCGGACGGCTGAAACCATAGACCAGTATAAGAAAATGCCAAAGGGAAAGCAAGATGCGATTAAAGATGTGGGAGGATTTGTACTGGGGAGGCTGAAAGAGGGAAGACGTAAGAAGGACAGTATTCTTTCCAGAACAGCCATTACACTTGATATGGACTATGGCACAAAAGATATTATTGACCAGTTAGAATTGTTTCATGACATAAAATGTGTGTTGTATTCCACGCATAAGCATACACCAGAGAATCCAAGACTTCGCTTGATTCTTTTTTTAACCCGCGAGGTAACTCCGCATGAATATGGCGCCATATCGAGAATGCTGGCATCCGATATCGGAATGGAATTATTTGATGATTCTACCTATGAGCCATCTAGACTAATGTATTGGCCAAGCACCTCTGCGGATGGAGAATTTCTTTATAAAGAAATAGAAGGAAAAGTGATAAATCCGGATGAGGTACTTGCCCGTTATCAGAACTGGCAAGATATTAGTTCCTGGCCAGTAAGCAAAAGACAGCATACAATGGTAGAAAGAGAGAGGAAGAAACAGGCGGATCCACTAGCAAAAGAAGGAATCATAGGTGCCTTTAATCGTACTTATACAGTAACACAGGCAATGGATACGTATCTTTCGGATGTGTATCAGCCAAGTGCTATGTATGGCAGATATGATTACGTTCTGGCAGATTCCTCAGCTGGAGTAGTAGTGTATGAGGATAAATTTGTGTATAGCCATCATGCAACGGATCCTGCTTGTGGGAAACTTCTGAGTGCGTTTGATGTAGTAAGACTGCATAAGTTTGGCCATCTGGATGGGGAAGATGGAGAAGAGACAGAGAGTAATAGACAACCCTCTTTTAAAGCCATGCAAGAATTTGCTTCCAAAGAAGAAAAGATTAAGGTAAGACTTGCAAAAGAACGTGAAGAAGCGGTTAAGGAGGAATTCAAAGAGGGAGAGGATTGGAGAACAGGATTAGAATATAACAGGCAGGGAGTTTTAATAAACAATTTAAAGAACCTCATTTGTATTCTTAAGAATGATAAACAATTAAAATCAATTGTGTTTAATCAATTGAGCGATGGAATGGAAATCAAGGGGGAGGTACCTTGGAAGCATCCCTCTAAGTTTTGGCGGGATGCAGATGATGCGCAGTTAATATCTTATGTGGATTTAACGTATGGCAGTTTTTCGGCAAGAAATTATACGATTGCGGTATCGAAAGTAACAGATGACCGTTCCTACCATCCCATTCGTGAGTTTTTGGCTTCGCTTCCTGAGTGGGATGAAATTCCAAGGCTAGATATGCTTCTTATTGATTACCTTGGGGCAAGGGATAATGAATATGTTCGTGCAGTAACCAGAAAAACGTTATGTGCTGCGATCGCAAGGGTAATACAGCCCGGGTGTAAATTTGATACGATGCTGGTATTAAGTGGTCCACAGGGAAAAGGAAAGTCAACCTTAATCGCAAAACTGTGTGGAGAATGGTTTAGTGATTCGCTTTTCCTAAGCGATACAAAAGATAAGACAGCTGCTGAGAAATTACAAGGCTATTGGATTTTGGAGATTGGGGAACTGGCAGGTCTTAGAAAGACAGATGTAAATACACTGAGAGCTTTTCTTTCCAGGCAGAATGATATTTATCGAGCTGCTTTTGGAAAGCATGCCACTCCACATCCCAGACAATGTGTTTTTATCGGCACTACAAATGCAGATACGTATTTGCGGGATGTGACAGGAAACCGCAGGTTTTGGCCAGTAAAAGCACCAGGTGGAAAAGAAAGGGGTTCCTGGCAGATAACCGAAAAGGAGGTGGAGCAAATCTGGGCAGAGGCACTTTGGTATTATAAACAGGGGGAGGAACTGTTTTTGGAAACGCATATAGAAGCAATGGCAGTGCATGAGCAGAAGAAAGCGATGGAGCAGGACGATCGGGAAGGAACGGTAAGGGAGTATTTGGAGATGCTGCTCCCTGCGAATTGGGACAAGATGGGGTTGTATGAAAGGCGAAATTTTATCAATGGTTCGGAATTCGAGGGGAATAAAAGCATAGGAATAAGAAGGCGTGAACGGGTTTGTAACATGGAGATATGGTGTGAATGTTTAGGAAAAGAGCGCGGTAATTTAAAACGTCAGGATGCAAATGAACTGATTGCAATCATGTCGAATATCGAAGGGTGGAAACGCGCAGAAGGAAAGATGCGTTTTTCTCTTTATGGGGTTTCACAGGGTTATGTAAGAGAAGAAAGGCAAGAGGGTGTGCGCAAGGGATAGGCAACTACAACACGATTTTCAGAAATTGGTTGCCAAGCGGTAGCTAAAAAGTGGAGGGCAGGCAACAGGTGATATTCCCCATATAGCAAGGGATTACGTGATGTTGTTGTCTATGTTGTATATATTATATATATATTTATAAATATATATATAATAGTAATAGATGCGCATAACACACGTATATTACGCGTATAGGGATTTTTTGTTCTTTAAGCAACAGTGGTGAAGGTGATACCAGATAAAAAGAGAGAATGCAAGGCTGAGGATATGTTAGGATATCATTTGCTTGGTAAGTGGAGAGGAGAGGTCTTAGTTATGATAGATTCCGAAAAGCGGATCGAACAAAAAATGACCCAGGAAGTAAAAAAACTGGGAGGCAGGGCAGTAAAATTTGTATCACCAGGATGGGATGGTGTGCCGGATCGGATTGTATTTTTTCCAGGTGGGCGTGTCGCATTTGTAGAGGTAAAAGCACCAGGAAAAAAGCTGAGACCTTTGCAG